GTCACAAGGGAACAATTCATGGATTCATGGTAGACCTTGAGGACGCTGGAGTATTAACCGCTACTCGTAAAAAAGGTAGAAGGCATCTCTGGTCAATTAGTCAAATCAGAAAAAGAGATCGTATCGCTTCTCTGGTTATGGCATAAGCACGGAAGAGTGCAACCGCCCCTGAGCAATCAGGGGTTTTTTATTGTCTATGCGTAGTAGGTCATTCGTGCGACATCACCTATAGACAGTAGTCGTTAGGGGCAGTCGTTTGGGGGCGTGTGCCGATTAGCGAAGCGGCCGTGACGGGGCGTTTAAAAAGGGATAGAGACCCTAACCTACAGAGGTGACAATTCGAGAGTGTGTTATAATGCATATAGAAAAATTCTCAGGGAAAAAATCCTCCCAAAAGGGTCGATATATACTATGTGTTCTGAGAACTTATAACTCCTTCTTATGACTGAAAAAATCTATCATATCTACGACGAAGAAACATGTATCGCCCCCTGTGTGTCTGAAGAGGCATTCCATAAACACTGGGAGAAAGAAATAAAAAATCATCCAGATAAGTTAGACTATGAGGAATTAGATGAAGAGATAAACGATGAACTTACAGAAGGTTCTTATTGACAAATAAGGATTATACAGTTAAAATTGACTTGAAGGTAATTATCCACAATGGCAAAAGGTTTTACGGTGAAGGCTGCTGCACCTACTAAGAAAAAAGCAGAAGATTGGAATTACGATGAGATCAAAGAACGTATGAGAGGTAAAGCAATAGTATTTTGCTTACCAGGTAGAGGTTGCTCGTATCAGTTCTTAAAGAGTTTTGTACAACTCTGTTTTGACCTTGTGCAAAATCAGATGAGTATTCAGATATCACAGGATTACTCATCTATGGTTAACTTTGCACGTTGCAAGTGTCTCGGAGCGAATGTATTACGTGGTCCTAAGCAGATACCTTGGGATGGTAAACTTAAGTATGACTATCAGTTATGGATTGATAGTGACATAGTATTTGACACTAATAAGTTCTGGCAATTATGCGATCTCGCAGTACCTGGACCAGACAAGGACGGAGTTGCTCAAGCAGAGAAGGAGATTGTCGCTGGTTGGTATGCTACTGAAGATGGGCATACTACTTCAGTTGCTCACTGGTTAGATGAAGATGACTTCCGTAAGAACGGTGGAGTTATGAATCATGAGACTGTAGAGTCTATGGGCAAACGTCGCAAACCATTTACTGTCGATTACACAGGATTCGGTTGGGTTATGATTCGTAAGGGTGTCTTTGAGCGTCTCGAATATCCTTGGTTTGCTCCTAAGATGCAAGTCTTTGAATCTGGCAAAGTACAAGACATGTGTGGCGAAGATGTCTCATTCTGTCTAGATGCCAAAGAAGCAGACGTTGAGACTTGGTGCGATCCTCGTATCAGAGTCGGTCACGAGAAGACAAGGGTTATCTAATGAACGCAGGAACCTTATATAACTTATACTATGACAATGAGGTACTTTATCAGTGCCTCACCGAGGATGAGTTAGGTGAGGTTCTACAAGACCTTGCTGACCGCTTTTTCTCGGACTCAGTAAACAATATAGACCCAGACAAAATTGATGTACAACCACAACGGAGATAGTAATGCCCGTCAAGACTAAATCAGGACAATTCGGATCGTTTCAATTTGTAGAGACTACCCCGAAAAAAACTCGTCAAGGAAGAGGCAAGCATACAAAATATGCCGCAACGTCTCGAAATAGTGCCAAGAAGAGATATAAAGGACAAGGGAGATGAACTCAAAAGACGTAACCGCCGCAATCGCTCGTTTTCCAGAAGAATACAAAAATATGCGGAAGGGAGAACTATCTAAAAGACAGATAGAACTCCTCGACGGTGCGGATATAAAATCACACGAAGGAATGATATTTGGTCAAATGTATGCTGACTGGAAGTTAAGAAAAGGGTATTGGTCGGAAACCGTATAAATATAGTACGACCAACCCCCTCGAACTCATGGATATTTGGGTAAACCCTGATTATACTGCTAAAGATAGCGGTCTCTTAACTGAAACAGATTCAGATAAGTTATTGGATAAGACTGCTAAACGCAATCGAAATTTACGTAAAGAGGAACTATATGATCCTACTGAAGTAGGAACTGATTGGTAAGTCGCTAAATAATAATTAATAATTAATAAATATCATGCCTCTAGAGCGGTCCAGCATTGGATTTAAAGATATTAGTTTGTCTTTAAAAAGGAATCCCATTACTAAAGACCTTTTGGTACTTAAGAATGAGTCTGCTATTGCACGTTCCGTTCAGAATCTTGTACTTACTATACAGGGTGAAAAGATATTCAATCCTGATCTAGGTTGTGCGGTTAACAGACTTCTTTTTGAGACAATTGACACTTTTACAGCAGATAACTTAAGAAGAGAGATTGAAACCGTAATAGAAAATTATGAACCACGAGTAGAAGTAGATACAGTCAAGGTAGAACCCGATTTTAGGGGTAATGCAATGAATGTAACCTTAATCTACCTTATAGTTGGAATTGATGCACAACCGCAACAGTTAGAATTCGTGTTGCTTCCTACTAGGTAAATAATGGCGTTAGTAAATTTTTCAAATTTAGATTTTGACCAGATAAAAAGTCAAATTAAAAGTTATTTAAGGACAAATAGTGACTTTACAGACTTTGATTTTGATGGGTCGAACTTCTCTATCCTTCTGGACACTTTAGCATACAATACTTACATCTCTTCCTATAATGCTAACATGTTAGCGAACGAGGTGTTTATTGATGCGGCGACTTTAAGAGAAAATGTCGTCTCATTAGCAAGAAATGTTGGTTATATACCCCGATCACCTATATCTGCAAGAGCAAAAGTATCGTTTTTTATATCTACAGCACAATTAGGTACTAATCCTATTACATTGACTCTTAGAAAGGGTATTGTATGTACTAGTTCATCTAATTTTGGTACTCAATCATTCACATTCTCCATCCCAGAGGACATAACAGTCCCTGTATCGGGTGGAATTGCTACTTTTTCGGAAATTGACATTTATGAGGGTATATACCTTACTGAATCCTTCACATATGACAGTTTAAACAAGGATCAGAGGTTCATTCTCAATAACAATGCTATAGATACCACCTTATTGAGAATAGACGTAAGAGAATCGAAGACAAGTTCCATTAGTAGGAAGTATAAGTACGTCAATAACATCACTGAAGTTGATGCAACTCAAGATGTCTTCTTTTTGAACGAAATTCAAGACCAAAAATATGAAATTTTCTTTGGTGATGGTGTTTTTGGACGTAAATTACAAGATGGTAACTATATTATTTGCTCTTATATCACTACATCGGCACAAACTGCTAATGGAGTGTCTGATTTTACCTTTGTAGGACGTTTATTTGATAATAATGGTAACTCTGTTAAGGTATCTTCACCTATTGTGACTGCTGATGAGGCATCTGGTGGTGGTACTGCGATTGAAACGATCTCTTCTATTAAGAAATTTGCTCCTAGAGTATATGCTTCCCAGAATAGAGCGGTAACTGCTACTGATTATGAAACCATTTTACCTCAAATCTTCCCTGAGACTGAATCTGTATCTGTTTTTGGTGGTGAAGAGTTAATTCCTCCTCAATTTGGTAAGGTTTACATCACTGTTAAACCTAAAAATGGTACATATTTACCAAATAACATCAAAGATAATTTAAAAATTGCTCTTAAAAAGTATGCAGTTGCAGGAATTATCCCAGAGTTTATTGATTTGAAGTATTTGTACATAGAGTATGAGTCTGCTGTCTATTATAATGCTAATACTGGTGACGCAGCATCATTGAAAAAGACAATTTCAACAAATATTGAGAAGTACAGTAAGTCTACAGACTTAAATAAGTACGGTTCAAGGTTCAAATATAGTAAATTCCTTAAATTAATTGATGATTCTGGTAGTGCAATTACCTCAAACATCACAAATGTGCAAATGAGAAGAGATCTTAGGGTCTTAATGAACCAATTTGCTGAATATGAAGTATGTTTTGGTAATGAATTCCATATTAAGAATACTGCAGGATACAATATTAAGACCTCTGGTGTTGGTATTAGTGGATTAACAGGAACAATTTACTTTACTGATGTACCTAATTCAGACTTCTTAACAGGAACTATGGTTATGATTAGACTTGATGCTAAACAACAACCTGTAGTTGTAAGAAAAAATGTAGGTACTATTGACTACATAAAGGGTGAGATCTTAATTAACGCAGTTAATATCATATCAACTTCTAAAAAAGTGTCTGGAGATGAGATTATTGAATTTTCTGCCTTACCAAAGTCTAATGACATTCTTGGAAAGCAGGATTTATACCTACAATTGAGTTCAGAATCTTCAGCATTAACAATGGTTTCCGATTCAATCTCCTCTGGAGCAGAGCTATCAGGATCGGGATATATAGTATCGTCTAGCTACCTTAATGGGGATTACGTAAGACTATAGGAATATGCATAATAGAGTTAAAGTCCGTCATTTAGTACAGGACCATCTTCCCGATTTTGTAAAAGAGAATTTCCCCGAATTTCAGGGATTTCTTAGGTCCTATTATGGATCTTTGGAATCTCCTGGTGGTCCGACTGATATTCTTAATAATATTGATCAATATATAAGATTAGAAAATTTATCAGAATTAATCTATACAACAAATGCTACTTCTTCTAGTGATTTGTTCTCTGATACTATAGAAGTAGAGAATACACAAGGATTTCCCGACAATAATGGTTTAATACAAATTGACAGTGAAATTATCAGTTACGAATCAAAAACTCCTGTCTCTTTTGTTAATTGTTCAAGAGGATTTAGTGGAATAACCTCTTATAAGGGTCAAGAGGACGATAGTCTTATTTTTAGTCAAACAGGGGTGTCTACACACGCCTCTGGTGCGGTTGTTTATAATTTACATGCATTATTCCTATTTGAGTTTTACAAGAAGTTTAAGAGGCAATATACACCTGGTTTTGAAGAAGTTAAATTCTTTGATGCAGTAAACGAAAAGAATATTGTCTCTAGATTAAAGGATTTTTATTCATCTAAAGGTTCTACATCATCTTTTGATATACTCTTTAAGGTTATCTTTGGTGTTGACGTATCAATTGTCAAACCAAGAGACTTTTTGCTACAAGCATCTGATGCAGATTATAGAATTGTTAGAGATCTAGTTGTTAAAGAATTACAAGGAGATCCAAATGACTTAGTAAATAGAACTCTTTTCCAGGATGAGACACCTAATATTGTAAAAGCAACTGGTTCTATTACTGCTGTAGAAGAAATAATTAAAGATGGAGTATCATATTTCAGATTAAGTTTAGATTATAACCCAGATCTTGAACAGTTTAAATTCTCAGTACATCCTAAAACTAAAGTTACTGCAGCAGTAGGTTTAAATCAAGTTTGGATTGATGTTGATTCTACTATTAGTTTTCCTGATAGTGGTACATTAACAGTTACTGTAAGTGGAGTTTCTTATGAAATTCCATATACATCTAAGTCATCTACTCAATTTTTTGGTTTAAGTGCTCCAATTCCTATTCCTGTTGATGCTACTATTGAAACACCAGACTATGCATATGCTGTTAACACTATTGGAGAGGAGATAAGAGTAAAGATAAGTGGTGTTCTTGGTCAATTAACATTTGATAGAGAAGCATCTAATTACTATCAAGAGGGAGATCAAGTAGAAATCGTTTCCCTTGGTCATGATTCTGAGGCACAACTTCTTAAGAGTTGGATTTTAAATATTACTCCAGAATATGATGTTGCTGGACTTGTAAAATTAACAAATAACATTAATGGTGCTGCTCAATACAGAGTAGAGACATTTGATTCTCATGTATTCACTTTAGGTGACATTGGTACACTAACTGCTAATGATGGCACTGTTTATGACGTTAGTGTTCTTGGTGTTGCGGATGATAAGAGTTTTGATGTTAACTTACCTGCCAATATTCCTCTAGTAAATGTAAAATACATTATTAGACGTGGAATATCAAAAGTTGCTGCTGTTAATCTTCCAGAATTAGCAAATATGTCTGCAAATATGCAGAACATGTATATTAATGACGATGGAGATACATTTGCAGTATCACCATCTTTACCAGATTACTTTAATACTCCAATAGATCCAAGACCACTATCAATGTTGTTTAGTGGACAGTTTAATGGTGATCAATTAGTTATTGGATCAAACCCATTCTTTACTGGTGATCCTGTTTGGTATAGTGCTAATAATAATATTCCACTCAATATATCTGAAGGACAATATTTCATTAAAAAGGTCAATGCAAGTACAATTAGTCTTGCTACCAGTAAATCAAATATTAGAAATGGTATTTTTATAAGTGTTTTTGGTACAGTAACAAATAACAAACTTGAATTACTTGATTTTAGAGGAAAATCTCTTAAAAGACAGGATCTTGTTAGAAAATTTAGTGAACCAAAATTAGGTGGTATACAAGTTGATACAGCAGCTGGACAAACTGGTATGTTTGTTAATGGAGTTGAATTAACAAACTATAAATCTAGTGATTTAGTATATTATGGTCAAATTGATGAAATTGAAGTTACTTCATCAGGAGATTCTAATTATGATGTAATTAATCCACCAGCATTGCATATTGAAGATGGTGTTGGAGCAGGAACTACCAATATTGGTATTGGTGCTACTGGTGTTTGTAATATTAATGGATCTTTAAAGAGAATTGACGTAATTGAGACTGGATTTGACTATACTATAATTCCAAAAGTAACTATTACTGGTGGACAGGGTACAGGTGCTGAAGCTAAGTGTAGTGTATCTGATATTACTCATAAAGTCACTTTTAACGCAGGTTCAGAATATATTGACGTAGATCTTGATAATAATACAATTGGTTTTGCTACTTATCATAAATTAAGACCTCAAGAGCAAATTATATACAAATCTGGGGATCAGATGGCTTTAGGTGGATTGGTTAATCAATCAATTTACTTTGCTAGTCTTGTTGATGCAACATCTATTAAACTTCATAATACTTTAGATGATGCTATTGTTGGAATTAATACAGTAGGAATAACCACATTTGGTTCTGGTTTACAGACTATAGAAGCGTTTGAGAAAAAGAAGGTTATATCTTCCATTGAAGTAACTAACTCTGGATATGATTATAGGAATAAAACTCTTTACTTCAAACCAAGTAAGGTAGATACATTTGATAATAAACTGAATATTCAGGATCACAAACTTAAGAATAGAGAACTTGTCCAATTTATTAATGAAGGTGGATCTTTTCCTGTTGGTGTTGCTTCTACTACCCAATTCTTTGTGAATGTAGTAGACAAAGATAATGTTAGACTTGCTGAAAGGAGAATTGTTGGTACTGGTGATAGTCTTGGTGACGATTATTACTATGTTAATAGTAGATTTGTTAATTTCAATGATGTTGGAACAGGAATTCACAAATTAATCTATACACCAATTGAAGTAAAAATTGAAGGTCCAATTGGGGTTGGAACTTTTGCTGGACAAGACTTTACAGCAAAAATTAACCCTGTATTTACTGGAGATATTGAATCTATCTCATTAAGTGCTTATGGTGAAAACTATGGTGATAATGAGATCCTTAATTATAATAGACAACCAGTAATTACTCTTATAAATGGAGAAAATGCACAAGTAAGTCCTCTTGTATCATCAGAGGGTAAAATTATTGATATTATTATCAATAATCAAGGTTCTGGATACAATTCACCACCAATTATTGAAATTGAAGGTGAGGGTAATGGTGCAATCTTAAATCCTATTATTGTTGAAGGTAAACTTGTTGATGTAAAGATTATTAATAATGGATTTGGATATAAAAACACCAATACCTTCTTATCAGTTGTTTCAACTGGTAGTGGTGCTAAATTTAATGCAAAAATTAAATCTTGGACTATTAACTTAGTACAAAAGTTAATGTTAACAGGTGAAGTACCTCAAGATGATGGTGTATTGGCACTTTCACTAGATTCTAGCAACGAAATTCAGTATACTCATGCATTTGCTCCTAGAGAACTTAGAAGGAAGGTTTTAGCAACTTCAGTTGATATTGATGGAAGTATAATCTATAGAGCAGATATATTTAACGAAACTAATACAAACAAATATCATTCTCCTATCATAGGGTGGGCATTTGATGGATTCCCAATCTATGGTCCTTATGGATATGCAGATAGAGAGGGTGGTGCTGTCAAGAGGATGGAAACCAGTTATGAACTAAGAGTTGATGTGTCTGGTGTCAGACCACCAAGTTATGGTTCTGGTATGTTCATTGAAGATTACAAGTATGTTGGTAAGGGTGATCTAGATGAGTTCAATGGACGCTTCTGTAAGACCCCTGAATTCCCTAATGGTACATATGCATACTTCTTGACTGTAGACGCTTCTGCAGAGGTTGCAGGACCGTTTGCGGGATATCTAAAACCAGTATTCCCTTATGCTATAGGACCCAAGTATAAAGGACAACCTCAAACATATAATTTCAGTCAATTCTCTACTTTGAAATTTGTTAATCTAAATGATGGAAATTATACTCGATATACTAGTACATATGGAATTAGAGGTAAAAATTCTAGGTATAGTGGATTCCTTCAACCAAATGTATTCAGTGAAGGGTTTACTGAAGTTGTAGCAGTATCTCCAGGATCTGTTGATTCTCTTAATATTATTGCACCAGGTGATAAGTATAATATTTCTGATAATATCTTCTTCAATGATGAAGGTACTCAAGGTGGTGGAGCATATGCACGTATAGCACAAATATTAGGACCAGAAGTAACTAATATCACATATAATACTAAAAGGTTGAGTAATATACAATTTACACCAACTTTAGGTAAAGGTAGATTTGTTGGATTTGGATCAACTGCACATACGTTTAATTCTGGAGATATTATAGATTTACAAAATTTAAATCTATTATCTACTGAATTATCAAAGAATTATACTATTGGTATTACTACTAATACACTTGTTTTAAGGGGTAATGTTGGTACTGCTAATTCTACTGGTATCACAACATATTTTAATGTAGATGGTGATTTAACCTTCCCAACTACTGTTGTAAATGATTTCTATACTATTAACTCTGAAATGATTCAAATATTGAATATTGACAGTGTTAATAAGAGAATTAAAGTAAAAAGAGATATTGCTGGTGTTGCAACAGCGTTTGCTCATCAAAGTGGTGATATTTTAACTGAGAATCCAAGAAGATTTATTATTAATACTGGATTCCAAACTTCTACACAATATCAAATTGATAGAACACTTTATTTTGAACCTGAAGAGGTAACAGGACTTATAAGTGAGAACTTAGTCCTCTATTCAGATGCTGTATCACCTTCTCTTACTGGTGGTACATGGGCCAAAGCAACTGCTGGTAATGGAATAGGAACAGTAACATTCTATCATTCTAAGACTCCAGATGGTAACATTTCTGCTGCTAAGGTTGGAATTGCTACAACAACATCTACTACTGATACTATTGTACTACAAAATGGTACATTTACACTCTCAGGTAATGTTCATACAGTATCTGCATTCCTAAAAGGTGATCAGGGTGGAGAAGAAGTTTGGATGATCTTGCAGGACACTGCAGTTAATGTTTACTATCATCAAAAGGTAACTCTTACTAGAGAGTGGCAAAGATTTAAGTTTA